ATGGTTCCTTCGGAAAAGACCATGAACCAGCTTCTGGCCAATGGCGGAACTGCCTTACTTCGATGGATGCAGGCTAATAAAACATCAGTGACAGGAGCATTAAATGTCGGTTAATGCTTCTACGCTTGTTGCGGCTTCCTCAGCCATCTCGTCAAGTTTTGACTTGTGGGAACCTCCCCATATTATTAAACCGAACTGGGCAAACTCAATTAAATGCACTTCGGTATGGGATACTTCCACCGCTCAGGCTTTTTCTCTTGCCGAGGATCGGTATGCTTGCATTGACCGACCTTCTCACTCATTAAAATTTTCGGCAATGCCTTACCAGAAGATAAATCTACTTAAGTTCAGACAACTACTGGCTCGCATGGCATCCGCTCGTACTCTTATTCCTCTCTACTGTGACCAAGCTATTATGTCTGCTTCAGGAGATACCGAACTGTCCCTGACCCAATCACCTCTACTCTTCCGATTCGATGAAGGAACAAGGGTGTTTGTAGTCTCTGCGGATTTTTCAACTTTTGAAATATCAAAAATTACAACTATCGGGGTATCCTCAATCACAGTCGAGGAATTAGATTCAACTTTCCCAGCAGGATCATTAGTGTTCCCTGCTATGGAATGTCAAGTCATCCCCAAACAATCGTATGACATGGAATCGCCTTTGGTAATTTCAGCAAATCTTACCTGTCTTGAGACGGAAGGAAACTGCACTTTATCCCTATACAATCCCGATACCCCTGATTTAGTCTTAGGGTACCCTGTCCTCCCCGATACTTTTAATTGGGATGCTATCAAAATGGGGGATGCCCGACCTGTTCATTCTTCCATGTCCGGCAGACGTACCATCACCTCCACGGTCGGTTACAAGACCCCTTTTTGGGTCTCTTTAAATTATCAATTTACGAACCGAGAAGATGCCTTCTCCTTTCTGGCTTTTTGCCAATACCTGCAAGGGCAGCGACGAGCTTTTTGGGCAGCTTCTCCTTTAAACGAAATAGAACCTCTTCTGGCTTCCTCAACATATCTGTTGGTGGATAAAGTCGGTGAGTTGTTTGACTGGGAGCAAATTTCTCATGTAGCCATAAAGCTGTATGGACAAGATGCGATTATCAAAGAAATTTCTTCGGCTGCTGAAAATTTAAATACCTTTCAATTAAACTTTGATGAAGCATGGGCTGGATTAGACATTGAAGACATAGAAGCCGTAGCCCCAGCGTTCTTGGCCCGTCTAACCTCGGATGAACTGGAAGAAGAATGGTTGACCGATGAGGTTATGCAAATATCAATTACATCCTTAGAACTGATTGAGGAAAAGACCTTATGACCAATACTCTTGATACGTTATCGAATAAGCCTTACGCTTTTCTTTATGATATTACATGGAACACGACCACGGTTCACTATGCTGGTTTTTCTTCAGATATAGTAATCAACAGCGTTACCTATGTAGCTGTCCCAGAACTGTCATGCTCTCTGCCAACACTTCACGGGGGTATCGAAAAAGCCTCGGCAACCTTAACCGCCCCTATCAATAAAGCTCCTTTTAGCTCTTTAAGTCAACCTTATCCTTCAGCTCCCGTCACTGTCTCGGTATGGGAATGTAACCCTGAAGACCCCACCTCTAAACGGGGCGTGTTCTTTGGAGAAGTTACTAAAATATCACCAACCGTTGAAAAAGATGTTCAATTAACTTCCATTGAAATAACCGACCTTAAAGGACGGTTTGACTTTTCCGCAGGTGTTATCGCTTCCACATCCTGCCAATTAAATTTTGGTGACGCTATCTGTGGTATTTCCTTAGCAGGAGTCTCTACTTCAGAAGCTATTTTATCAAAATCAGGCAATGTCCTAACCTTCGACATTTCCCCCTCTGATTCCAAATACTATCAACGAGGAAAAGTGGTCAAAGATGGAATTAGTATTATGATTGAAGAAGCGGAGGATGGTGCCTTGAGGCTAATTCGCATCCCTCCACCTTCTTGGGTGGTGGGAACTGTCGTTACCTTAGTAGCTGGATGTGACAAAACAATAGCGAGTTGCCGAGATAAATGGGATAACGAATCTCAATTTATGGGATGTGGTTATGCCATGCCTAACTATAATCCGTTGTACTCGGAGGGGAATTGATGACCCCCTTAGTCTGGACAAATTGGACCGGCCCCGAAAAAGGGCTTGCTAACCTTACCCAAGAACTTTTGTCATGGGAAGGTACCCCCTATTCGTCAGGGCAGATGGTCAAGCAATCCGGAATTGACTGTGTTCGATTACTGGTTTCTGTGATTGTGGCTTTGCGGAAAACAAACCCGCTAACCATTCCCACACTCTCTCCGGATGCGTCAATTAACAACCCGACAAAAGCACGAATGGTGATTCAATATCTGTTAGATTTAATCAGTCCCACAAAACTTGACTCTAATGAAGTCCAGCCAGGGGATATGTTAGTTTCATATACAGGCCCCGAAGAAGGGCATGTTTATATCGTCGGATTTAAACCAGGTACTGTTTGGCACGCAGATAATTTTGCGGGAGTTCGATTCACCGGCATTGCTAATGTGGGCATCGTCAAAAATATATACAGAGACCCTTTAAGGGAGTCATGGTAAATGGGATTAGCCGAAATTATCTTAGATTACTCTAATAATGTTCAAACTGCTGAACTTAGTACTATTATTTATGTCGGTATTGCTCTGTCTGCGGCCTATTTAGCCGCTCGAAGCATGTCCGGGAAATCAGGCAAAACAAAATGGACCTATGACGACATCCCAACCACATTAGCGTCCAGAGGCTCTTTTGTTCCTTTAATCTATGGCAAACGTCGAGTGTCCCCTATTTTCGCATGGGCAGGTAGCCGAATCGTAAAAGAAGAAAAAGTTGAAGGATCATCAGGAGGAAAAGGCGGAGGAGGAAGCAAATCATCCGCAGCGACCCAAAAAGTGTACTATGAGTCCGCATGGCACCTACTTTGCGTAGGTCCGGCAAAAGAACTTTCCAAAATCCTATCAGGGGGAGAGGTTCTCTATGAAACTGCCATCAACCCCACGACTACGCCATCCGGCTCAACTATTTCATTAGGGCAGGAAGGTTCTTTTAAAATTTATTGGGGAGAAATTGACCAAGCTGTTGACTCTGACTTAGCGGCCAAGACAGGCGTTGCTTCTCGTTGGCCCTATCTGTGTTACATCTATTGGATTTCCAAACGCCTTAGCACTTCCCCGAACTGGCCTTCCTTAGAATATGAAATCACTTGTAGCCCTGAAGGACTATCCGATGATTTATCTGCCTATTCCTTGAACCACGATGAAGGGGTAAATCCCGGTCGTTTGCTCTATCAGCACTTAACGTCTTCCTACCCTCATGGAATAGGAATTGCCTCATCTAAGTTGGACTTGGATTCTTTCAAAACAGTAGCGGCCCTTGGGGTATCTGAAGGAGTTGGTCTGGTTTCCTATTCATCGGAAGGCTCACTCTTCAAAGAATCCTTAACTCATTTAATGGAAGATTATGGGATTGCTTTAATCAACAATGAAAACAATAAATTAGAAGCCAGAACATTCCGTGCTTCTGATTCTGTTGATTTGGAATTGACAGAAGATATGCTTCCTTCCCCCCTACCTGCTCCGGAATATAGCTTAGGGTCAATTAAAAGTAACTCTCTTATTTTCGTAATCAAAAATCAGGACTCTAACTTCAGGGATACTGATATTTGCATTTCCGATGATTCTGACATCTACGAACAAGGTGCCCATAAACCTCAACGTATAGAAATATACTCTGTCGTAGATTATGATACCGGTTGGATTATTGCCCAACGAAGACAAACTGAAGAGCTTTCTGGCGTTGTAAAATACACCTTCAAAGGACTCCGCAACGCTCGCTCTCTCCGAACAGCAGATGTCATTGAAATAGATTCTATTGGCCGAATGAGAATTGTCTCTGTGGAATTACAGGACAAAGAACCTGAAGTCGAAATTTCAGCAGTTCTTGACTATTTTGGTCAATCCCAAGGAACCTGGACAACAACTCCTCCTCCTGCTTCTGAGCAGCCTGAAGACCCAGACCTTGACTTATTTGTTAGTGCTATCGAGCTTCCGGATGCTTTTACAGACCGCTCTGCTATTGCTATCTTACGAGCACGAGCACACAGCCAAATTATGGGAGCCGCCATTTGGCTTTCTCAAGATAATTTGACATTTACTAAAACAATCGAACATCAAGTTTCGGCTGTCGCGGGAGAATTGCTCTCTGATATTGCCATCACAGAACATTCCATTATAGACACTGGCCCCACGATAGATGCTTCTCTAATTGATTTTGATGAAGTTCATAGAGACCTTCGAGGCGATGAAACGGCTTGGCGATCAGGTATCCAATTAGCAATTATAAACGATGAGGTCTTTTATCTACAATTTGCAAATCAACTTGGCGGGTCCCTCCTTCAATTAGAGGGATTGATTCGGGCACAACAAGGCACTCAGAAACAACATCATTCTGCCGGAGATACTGTATTTATTGTACGGCAATCTGATATTGCTCCTTTGACCGATCCTCTTATCGTGTCCGGTGCAACGGTCTATATCAAGTCCCAACCTCGCACATCTAATAAACTCGTTGAGTTAGGGGATGTAGACGCTATTGAATTACCCATCGTAGGTAAAGCCTTCCGTCCTTTGCAACCGGGTAACTTTAAAGGCAATGGGGACAATATCTATGAACCTGGAGAATATATCCATTTCTCATGGACCTATAACGTATTGGACGGGGAAGGCAATGCTGCGGGAGAACAGTTAGCGGGAACTCCTGTTGCAACGGTCCCACCCTCTGACGGTTACTTTAAAATTGTAATTACCGGAGGCCGAACAATTACAGTAGCCGCCAATGAGCAAGAGGCTTACTACTACAATAAGCAAATTCTTGAAGATTTTGAAGACATCGAACCCTCCTCCATAATTGCAACTTTAACTGAAGTAAAAGGCGGTTACGTTTCAGAGCCAGTTGAAATTACAATAACCAGAGATACAACCAGCTTAGGGTTGGATACTACCGCCCCAGAACCGGACCCGTTGACATGGGAAACCGAACCGGAATCAATCGTTTGGAACACTATCGTAATGGAAGCTACGACAGCAACAGACCCCAGCGGCGTTGAATACTACTTCCAGTGTGTATCCGGCCCAGGCAACGACCGAGACTGGTCTGCCAACCCATACTATGCAGATACTGTTCCCGGCCCAAGCACAAAATAAAGTTATCGCGTCAAAGCCAGAGATACCTCTGCCCGAAACAATGAAACGGATTGGACTGAAACCAAGTCCGTGTTTACTCCAGCAAAGCCTGACCTGGATATTGATTTACCGATTACCTCCGGATTAACGTGGGAAGAAGATATTCCTACCGGCAGGGTCCGTATCTTTGAATTTTCAATCATTTACAAAGGCACTACTTATACTATTTCGGAAGGGTTATTCTACAAGGAGTTTATTTATTGGAGTGTAGGGAGCAGTACCCTCTCCCATACAG